GATTGTATGGGTACCAGGTATAGCCAACTAAAGTAACTTTAGTATTGTAAGCATGTTGAGTATCAGTCTCGCCTAATAAAGTTCGATCATCTACTTCTGGAATTGTTAGATATACTTGTTCACCCGGAATTGGCATTTCATTAGTGTTCAAAATAATTTCAATTGAAACAGATGGCTCCAACACCAACTGCGTACGTGCATATTCTCGCATAGTGTTAGCATCTTTAAATCTGTCATCTTGCAATATTGATGAAGCGGGGTGTAATCCCCATTCATCCTTTGAATGCTCATCCGTTAAAGTAAACGGCTGAAAGTAATAATGAGTTTGTGTGGAATTTGTATCTGGTGTATATGTTCCGCCATTATAGGTCTCTACTGTTTTTATGCTTTCAGTAGGAACAGATTCTATTTTCTTAGTGCTAATCTTGGCCTGCATTTCATCATTACGTCCATACCAATCTGGTGGGAAACTATCGATAGTAGCTGTCTTACAACTCTGTCCCGGCTCTGGCTCATAAATCAGCGTGTTTTTATCTAAAATCAAGCAAATGTGGTGAGTACTACCATGTGGGCCATAAAAGCCAACATCACCTGGTTTGATTTCTGATCGTGGAATTTCTCGAAAGTTATTCCCCATAGCGACAGTATATGCTGGGATTTCAATTCCAAAATCGTGATAAACCTGCGATACATAACCAGAACAATCCATTCCTGCAAATGGGTTAGCTTTATTGTGACCACCCCATACATATGGAACACCCAAATACTTCTTAGCATCTGCTTGAAAGGCTGCAGTGTTGTCTTGACCACTTTCGACTTGCTCTTCACCATCAGTAATAGTGGTAGAACTATCTGCACGTCCAGCTACAGAATTACCACCTGTTGAATCATCGGTTGAATATGAACCACCAACACAAGTGATCTGATTAACAATAACCGTACTGTCTTCAATCAGCTTCATATTAGTTGAATCGTGATTATATACAATTCGCCGTTGATAATTTCTTAAAAACTGGTCAGATGAATACACATCCACCCGCTTCCCAGACGGCTTAACAATTGTTCCAGGCCACGTTGAGATAATCTTACTAATCATATCTTTTCCGGAACATCCACCTAGATTTTCGATTTGCTGTTTTGAAAAGTCTCCAAACACATGATATGAAAAACCAAATGGATTAGCAGTTTCGTCGTTTAGGAAGAAATCCAGTACTTCATCAATAGAATAAGTTAATGTGCCACTACGAACATTTTTCTGAAAAACACGACCAATCTCACTATTAACATATTGCATCGCCGTGACGGTATATAGAGAAGTTCCAATCCGATCTTGTTCGATATTCTTAATGATATATAGATCGTTGTTAAACTCGATAGTTGATTCATTAGCAATTAGAGCAAAAGATGGTGACCCATCATTATATGCCACAAATTGTAACTGGTTGGTCTGATTATTCTCATATTGAACTTGGAAAGACGATTTAAGAAAACATGTTAACGGTACCGGCTTAGTAGTATAAATTCCTTGAATTGTGATTTGCGGATTAAACTTTGGTGCATGGTTAAACTCAGCTGGAACCTGAGCAGTGATTTTATCATTAACAAAAATAGACCCGTGCCGCATTTTAAATGTTGCTTGAGTCTTTTCTGTATCAGCCCAGTTGAACATATCATCAATAGTAGATGAGCGGAATACTAATCCATTCCCTTCAGTTTGATCTGCAAATAGTCGGACGCTATTACCATCAACAAACATATTTGGGCCTTCAACCCAGCCAGCAATACCACTACTATGATTACTATACTTTTGAGGCGTAGGTGCAAAGTTAACTGGAAATTTCTGATAAGGGCCAAGATAATTATTTGAGCTAAATATATAGTTACCACCAATTGTTAGGTAGTAGACCCCATCAATCAAACAGATGTCTGGGTCAATTCGGTAGCTATTATCAATTACTCCATCACCAAACGTAATAGCTTGTCCCTCGTTTGTAATCTTGTTAGTTTGCGGATCAAAGTCAGCAATATAATCATTTAAGATCCCGGCTTCTGCATCCCCTGCACAGTAAACAATATGATACTTTCCGTTTGTATCTTTAAATATTTCCGGTGCCCATACATTTTTATAGTTCTTGTCATCCTTCAAATAATCAAGCTTTTCAAAACTATAAAAGTCGGTAGTTACATATAAAGCACCCGTGCCGATAATGTAATAACGATCCTCTATCTTAATTAGGAATCCGTCGCGTAGGCCTTCTAATTGTTTTAAACGCGTTATGACTTCCCAACTGACTAGATTATCCGAATAAGCCATAATTGGTGTTGCCTGCCAAGGATCCTTTTCTGTGGGGTGTGATTCAAAGCCAAAGTACACATAACGATGTTGTTCTAGTGCTTCTAAAACAGATATTGTCATCTAACACACCTCTTTTTAATTAAGATATACAAAGCGAAAATGAAATCTTATATTCACTTTGTTATAGCCATAAATCTTGAAATTATTCCAACCAGGGGCTAATCGCATCCATGCTAAATTAGTTGCATCAGTACATAGTTCACCATTGCAATAACAATACATATCATCCCAAACTAATTGATCGCTTGGCTGCAGACCATTAACATAAACAATTTCATCCCCAGTAGTTTGATTAACCATATCAAATTTACCAGTTTGACCAGTAACAACAATCTTTAATCCGTACTTTTGTGCTGGGTCAATCATAATATCACTAGCATTCCAAATCTGAAAATAATGCTGGTTTACAAAATGATATTTCAAATCTATTCCATTAGGTAAATTCATCCCATATTGCCATAAATTTTGATCATAAGTCATTAAATCATCACTATATGGTAATGACCATTTGACACCGGATGGATTATCAAACGGGATTGTAAATTGTACGACATGACTACGATCTTCTGGATTCTTTATCGCAAAGTTCCCAGCTCGTACAAACTTAACAATACCTGGCTCAGCATCACTACGAATACGATATAGTCCCTTTTGCATAAAGAACTGAGCAATTTCGTGTTTCTTCATTTTGTAATCATACCAGTCACCGTATCTAAGATAGAATCGAGCATTAATTATATTCTTACTTATTTGTGACGTTGAATAAACAGAACCATCAACACCCGTATCGGTAGTATATGTTGTTGTTAATATTGGATCTGAATCATCATCAAGAAAATGGAGTCCTGATGTAATAGTTTCTGCATCTATTTCATCCCCATTAGGTGGCTTGATAAAAAGCTTTGGGTAGTTATATTGATAACCAACAATATTCAAGTCTTTACCCGACACACATAATCACTCCTTTTAAATCCCTGTTAACGATTGTGCTTGAGCTAAATTAATATCACGTTGCGTTCGTCGATAACGAGCAGTTGGATTATTAGCCGAATCAGTCACACCGATTAAGCGTTCGATTGCATTAATCAATGCTGCATTCTGTGCTAAAACAGCATCAAATTTCTTTTCAACTTTTGACAGATCAACAAGAGTAGTTTTATTGTTGTTAGTCGTTTGCTCGCCAGAATAGTAATTAACTACTTGACGCAATAGCTGCCAAGCTCGTGTTGACTTCATAGTATCTAGTGGAATAGCCATTTCTGGTCCAGCTTCACCAAAGATGGATGGAGTAGTTGCAATACCACCGTTAGCAAATAGCTTATGACCAGTTGGCCCCCAGCCTCGTGTTACACCAATTGGAGCTAAATCTGATCTCCAATTACTATCATTCAAAACGGCCATAGTTTGATCAAGTATAGACATAATCTTGGTATGTCCTGGAACAGCCCATGAACTCCAAGTACTCTTTTTATACTGATAAAATCCTAGCGGTCGCCCTGTTCCATCATGATCATCAACACCTGCACCCATGTTTGCACCATCTCCAGATTCAACATGTCCTTGCCAGTATAAATGATCAATGTCTCCATCGGATAATGATTGATGCATTAACGCAGCAGCATGCTTCGCGATTCGCGCAAACTTATCTTTTGAAACAAAACCTTGAGCATCCGCGTTCATAGACTCCAGCTGCTTCTTCAACCAATTCTTCAAATGCTCAGCATAGAAGCCAGGTAAGTTTAGCTTTAATCCACTATTAAGCTTATCTGTACTCTTAGGAGTGACACTGGCAATAAAGTGGCCGAATAACGACTTACCAAAACCAACTACATTCTTTAACGCATCTTCTGCAATATCTTCAAGTTCCTTAGCTCCATTCCACAAACCACTAAAGAAATCGCCAATTGCACCGTTTGCATGTGGAATTGGCATTTGCATCATTGTAGCCAATTTATGAGAACGCTCACCGTCAAGAACTTCATCCCCTTTTTGTAGAGGAAAAAGCATATTACGCTTGGCTGGTAACATGAAAGTTTCACCAGTAGATGCACGATGGACCATTTCTTGATAATGAGGTCCACTTCCATCATTTAGTAAAGCAACTTGGTCATGTAAAATTCCTCCATCAGGCGTACCAGTTGCATAACTACCAAAACTAAAGTTAAATTCACCTAACTTACCATCGCCACCAACGTGGTCAAGAACCCAATTAATACCCTTAGCAATGTCATTAATCAAATCTTTAAAAGGTTTTGCTAAAGTTGTTAGTAAATCAACAAATTGTTGCCAGATATGTTTTCCAGAATTTGTTATAACACCAGCAATGGATTCTAAGCGTCCATGCCAAGCTTCTTCCATTTTTCCTAGACCACCATCAGTCAAATTATTTAACTTTGAGTGCATATCAGAAAACTTATTAGTAGAATCACTACGAATATTATCAGCTAAACTGCCAATCTTATCTTTCGTGTTTCCCCAAAGATCAGCCATTTTGTCACGCCAATTACCACTTTGAGTTCTAATATCGTTATAACCATTTTTGAAATGATTGCCTGCATTTTGCATAGCTTCATGTGCACGTTTTGATCGGAAGAGCGTCGTGTATGGACAGAGTGTAGATCTCTGTGGTTA